TCGGGAAGGGGATTCTTCCCGGGATCGCTGGCTATCTTTTGGTGCAGGCTGTGAAGGAGCCCGCGCAACAGTAACCGGTGGCGCATTTATGGCGTGCGCCAGTTCATCTTCTTCCTCCGGCGTATAAGGCGGCTCATGCCACCAGCTCTCGCCGCTATCGCTGAAGCGTTTGACCATAAATATAGCCTGCTCGGTCAATTATTCACTGTGCATAAAGGCATGTCAATCGATGGCTGACTCAAATATCCCGCAGGCCAACGCGCCGATCGACACGCCGCAAGTGGATGAGGAAGGCTATTACACCGTCGAGCAATTGAAGCGGCAGTACTATGACTACGTCGGCAACAAGCGCCCGGAGATCGAGGAGGCGAAGGAGGCGCGGCGCTACTATCATGGGGCACAATGGACCGACAAGGAAATCAAAGCGCTGAAACGAAGACGGCAGCCGGTGATCACATCCAACCGTATCGTGCGCAAGGTCGATGCGGTTGTGGGATTGGTCGAGCGATTAAAACAGGATCCCAAGGCCTATCCGCGTAATCCGAATTCCGAGCAGGGCGCCGAGGTGGCAACCGCGGTGTTGCGTTATGCGGTGGATCATGTCGATTGGAATTCCAAGTCGGCACGCGCCGCGCGAATGGCCGCGGTCGATGGCTTGGGCGGGATCGAGATTGATCTAGCCTATGGAGACCACGGCGATCCTGACATTGATTTGCATTTGGTCTACCCGGATACGTTTTTCTACGACCCGCGCTCGTATGACGACGGCTTTACCGACGCGCGCTTTCTCGGCATCTCCAAGTGGATCGATACCGAGCAGGCGAAGGAATTGGTGCCGGCCAAGAAGGATGAAATTGGCGGGCTGAGCGAGAGCGGCACAGACCTCACATCCTATTCCGATCGCGAGATCATGTGGGTTAACACCACGGCGAAGAAATTGCGCATGGTGGACCATTGGTACATCCATGAAGGGCATTGGTGCTGGGCATTGTACGTCGGCAACACGATCCTGATGCAGGGACACAGCCCCTACATCGATGAACGGGGGAAAAGTTTCTCCAAGTTCATCATGTTTTCCGCCGCGGTCGATCATGACGGCGACCGCTATGGGTTTGTGAGAAACTTCAAGGGCCCGCAGGACGAGATCAATCATCGTCGGTCCAAGGCGCTGCACATTCTCAATTCACGTCGCTTGATCATGGACAAGGGCGCGGTCGATGACGTGGAGAAGGCGCGTATCGAATGGGCGCGGCCGGATGGATTGATCGAAAAGAATCCCGGCAAGGAAGTGGCGCCGGAAAACCAGCAGGCGGATTTTGCCGGGCAATTGCAGATGCTGCAGGAGGCGAAGACCGAGATCGAAAACTTCGGACCCAACCCGGCATTGCTGGGACAGGGCGTCGAGGGCTCATCAGGTCGCGCCATCAATTTGCTGCAGCAGGCGGGGATTGCCGAGCTCGGGCCCTATATCCTGGCCTATCGTACCTGGAAGATGCGGGTCTATCGCGGAATATGGAATGTCGTCTCCCGACACTGGCAGGCCGAGCGCTGGATCAGGGTCACCGACGATGAGGGCGTCGCGCAGTTCATCCAGGTTAATGGACTAACGACAGACCAGTACGGACAGCCGGCGATCGCCAACTACCTGGGGAGCCTCGACGTCGACATCATCATCGACGAGGGCCCGGACAACATCAACATGATGGCGGATGCCTACGATACGTTGTTGGCGTTGGTGCGCGGTGGTCAATCGATCCCACCCAATGTGCTGATCGAGCTGGCGCCGCTGCAGAACAGTGTGAAGCAGAAACTTCTCAAGCAGATGGAGGCGGCGGCGCAGGATCCGCAGCAGCAACAGGCCAAGCAAATAGCCCTGGCTGGAGAAGCAGCGAAGATCGATAAGACAAAGTCAGAGACGGTGAAGAACGTCGCGCAGACGCAGAAGTTGGGTATCGACGCACAGCTCGAGGCGGCGCAGCTCGGGATCGATGCCTTCGGTGCGGTACAACAGGCCTCCGGCGCGTCAGCTGCCCAGCCCGCGCCGAGCCCGCAGGGACCGGGCGTACCCGTAGGCCCGACGCCCGGTTATGGTCCGGTCCCTGGCGTGGCCACGCCCGCGGGCGACGTGCCGTCCAATTTCGCAGGACAGGGCGTACTGCCATTCCCCGGCGTACCGCCGGGCGCGCGCCAGTTCGGCTGATAGATGCCGACACCTGACTTTACGGCATTCCCGATCCCAACTTTGCTGTTGGAGCAGGGCCTGGTCACCGCAACAGGCTCGACCACGACCAGGACACTGGCTACTCGGTTTGGCGAGCAGGTGAACGTCAAGGACTTCGGGGCCGTTGGCGACGGCATCGCCGACGACACCGCGGCGATCCAGGCGGCGATCGACTATGCCGGCGCCAACAACAAGCAATCGATCTACATGCCGGGTGGGACATACAAGACTACGTCACCGCTCTACCTCGACCCGCCCTATATTCCACCAGGCCTGCCAGGTGGCTTGAGACAGAATCTATCCAATCCAGCCAACTATCAATTCTCGCTTTCGCTGATCGGCGAGGTTGGACAGGGTAACCAGAATAACTTCGGCACCTTCATTCGCCCGACCTTCAAGAACGACGTAGTGCTCTATGTCGGCCCCGGGCAAGGCATGACGGTGGCCAATCTCAAGATCATAGGGCAATCCATATCCTTCGATTGGCGGGGCAAACAGGATCCAAACGGCGTCGGCATTGGCCTGACCGGCACTGGAGGAGGATCGTCGCGGGCGTGGATCGAAAATTGCGAGGTGTACGGTCTTTATACCGGGTTCAAGACCGCCGCCAATGGCAACGGAACGCTGTGCGACAGCAATACTTTCGTAAAATGCTTCACCGGGAATGTCTATTATGGGTTCTGGATTGCTGGGACACAAAATTACATCAACTCGTTCTATGACTGCAATCCGAACGAGGCCACGGTCTGTCTATTCAACGGCTTCTCCAGTGGCTGCCGTGTCTTTGGTGGCAACTGGTCGAATAACAACAGCCTGTCGGCATGCTTCAATCTCACATCCATTCAACCCGTCACCGCAACAGCGGACGGCAATGACTTTCTCTACAGTTTCATTGCTACTGTTGTCAGCCCTGATGTCTTTGTCGGCAATGTCTACAACTCATATGCAATAAAAACCGCGCACTTCGGCATCATTCCGTTAACTCTGAGTGCATATAACTCCGGCACAGGTGTAGGCACTTTCCAGATGTTGCCGGTCTGGTGTCATCAATTCTTTTCACAATTCAATGCCGTCACTGGCACCGATCTTTCAGCAGAGGTGCAAGTAGTCCCGAGGGTTTATTGTGCCGAGCGTGTCACCACGTTCTGGGGCAACGGCATCCAGGTCTACGGCGCTCATAGCGAGAATGCCTACGCACCGATGACGCTTATTCGTGCCGGTGAAGGTTTTGGTGGGAAGAACCCGTCTACGTTGAATGCAATACAATTCAACGTCAATCCGTCATTGTTTGATTTGAGGGCTTCACCTGACCCGTCCGACAACATAGCGAAGTACTACATTCAGCAATCATGGCCCTTTATCTGGCTGGACGCTACGGCATCGAATGTAACCATTCAGGGCTCGCAACTGGGGCAATACATTAACGGCTTTGATCCTGTCATCGTCGATGTGGAGTCGGGCGAGGATGGGAGGTTGATTATGCGGGAGAATGCGCAGTTTGGTCCCATCAATATTCGTCGCGGAGTGAGATCACAGAATGAGACAGATCTCGGCAGGGGGGAGTATGACGTTACGCCATTTACAAGTTACCCTAACAAATTCAATTCCGGCGACATTCTGCGCGCAAGAGAGCCGGGAAAGGCTCCGACTTGGGGCTACCGTCCTGCGCCATGGTCGCGACCGCTCATTACCCGGGACAATCTGGAAAATACTTTAGCGGTCAGTCCGTTGCCAACGATCGCCTACAGCGGCGGTAATTGGCATGTCGACTATCCAATATTGTTGGGCAACCAGATCTATACCGTTGCCGATAACTGGTTTAACGGCGTGGCGCAGTCAGCCACCGAGATTGTCAGCAATCATCAATTCTATACCTATGGGCAAGACCTCACGACCACCAACGTCCCTTCGTTGAGTTGGAACTACAAGGGCGCAGGTTTCGCTGTCTATGCCAATGACCGGACACTCGAACTCATGTTTCCTGGCTTGGGCATCAAACTCTTCGATGGCGCGACCGATGTTTTCTACTATGTGACTGGGGTCTATAGTGGGCTCGGGTATTTTACGGTTGGCAGGGGCGATAATATAAACGCCGGTAATCTTTCCGGTAACAAGACAACTGTCTTCACTGGCGCAACGATCAAATCGCAGCCGCTCGCCATCCAGATTGTCTCCGGCGCCGCGAAGGCGGTGACAAAAACGGCGGACTTCACTGTCGGCCTGTTGGAGAATTTCATCATCGTCAACAAGGGCTCGACCTGTACGGTCACGCTGCCCTCGGCAGCGCTTTATAACGGCCGCACCATCAAGATCAAAACCATCCAGGCCTTCACGGTCGTCTCTGCATCGGCCAACGTAATCCCGCTTATCGGCGGTGCCGCCGCTACGGCAATCCTTGCTGCTACGGCTGGCAAGTGGGCCGAGTTGACGGCCAACGGCACTACCTGGGAAATCATACAGAGCAACTAAATGGCAATGCGGGCGCTCACCGACGGCGCGGGCCGTTCGTTTGTCGATCCTGTCAGTGGCCGCATGATGGTGACTTTGGACGCGCCGCTACAGATCGCGGCTGCATTTGCCGGCGTCGGTGGGTTGTTCGCTGTTGCCGACGTCATAGCGCGACCGCCGCCGACGCCGCCGCCGCCACCAGAGTTCGGCAAGTACGTGCCGCTCAATGCCTTCGTGCGCCGCACCATCGTGCGCAAGCGCAGATAATTTTCGCGTCAGACCCACGAAACGGGACAGCGTCAGACCCACGACACGGGACAAGCGCCGGCACCCAGCGAGATGGGCGCAACCAGGAGATACTTATGGCTGATCCAGAACAGGTAGAAGTCGAGCAGAGCGTAGTAGAAACCGAAAACGAACTGCTGAAGAGCGCGTTTGCTCCCAAAGAAGAGGCAAAAGCCGAGTCCAAGGAAGCAATACCGGAAGCACCAGCGCAGGAAGCACCGCCCGAGCCTCCGAAAGAGGGAAGGACGCGTGATCCCGAAACAGGGCGTTTTGCCGTCAAGGGACCGACTGCACCCGTAGAAACCGCAGAAACCGCCAAGGTGGAAGACGAAGTCCTGCCATCGTGGCGCGCCCGCGAGATCAACGAGGAAAGGCGCCAGGTCCAGGGCGAGTTGGAGCGGATGCGGGCCGAACACGCCCGTATGCAGGCGCACGTGGCACAACTGCAGCGGGCGCAAGCACCGGCACAGGCACCGCCGGCACCCGATCCCGTCATCGATCCCGCCGGCTACACCAAGCACGTGCAGGAAACGCTGCGGCGCGAATTCCAGCAGCAGCAGGCTAGTGACCGTCTCAATATGAACCTCGAAATGACGCACATGCGGCATGGCGAGAAGTTCGAGAAGGCCTACGAAGCTCTATTGGTACAGGCGCAACGCGGTGACCAACGGATCGTCAACCATTTCGTGACGCAGCCCAACCCGGGCGAGGCGATCATGCGCTGGTTCACGCAGAACGAAGTTATGCGTGAGGTTGGTCAGGACATCCCCGCGTTTCGGCAAAAGACCAAAGACGAACTGCTCAAGGATCCTGAATTTCTGGCGCAGGCGGTCGAGGCGCATCGGCGCATCGCCACAGGCGTAAGTCAGCCGCAAAACACCGTAGTCAAACTGCCACCTTCGCTGTCAAAGGCGACCGGCACATCTGAGGTGTCGAATACGCACACAGACGGTTCGGAGGCGGCGTTGTTTAACTATGCCATGCAACCCAAGCGGCGCTGAGATCTCGGCGCCGGAGGACTAAACAATGGCGCTTACTCAAGTCCAGGCTAACAATAAACTCATCGTCTTTCGCGAAGAGATAACTCGCGAATTCGTGCGGCAGAATATGTTCTCGCCGTACATGGGCTCGTCGATGAACTCGGTCATCCGCGTGCTCAATGACCTCAAATCCGGTGGCGAGCAGGTCAACGTCCCGCTCGTCAACTCGCTGCGCGCAACGGCGATTGCCAACGGCACCCTGACCGGTGCCGAAGAGGCGATCGACAACTACGGCTTCAGGATGTACATCGACTGGGCGCGCAATGCCGTGAAGACAAATCGGCAGGAAGATCACCGCGACAGTGCGGATATCTTCGATATCGCCCGGCCGCTTCTCACAGACTGGGGCAAGGAACTGATCAAGAACGAGATCGTCGATTCGTTCTTCTCGATCCCGCTCGAAATTGCCCCCGCTGGCTTGGGTTCTGCAGCAGGTCAGCGCGTCAACGGTGTCAACTGGCAGACAGCTACTGCAACGGCTGGTACCGGACAAAGAGACGTGTGGCTGACTGCCAATGTCGATCGTGTTCTGTTCGGCGCGTCGATCAGCAATAATACCGGTGCCACCATCGCATCGTTGGCCAACGTCGACAACACGACGGACAAATTGACCGCAGCCTCGCTGCGGCTGATGAAACGTCGCGCCATGTTGGCGGTGCCGCGTATTCGTCCATACCAGGACAATGATGGCTACGATTATTGGATCTGTTTCTGTGATCCCAACCAATTCAGGGATTTGTCCAACGATCAGACCATCCTCAACGCCAACCTGTACTCGCGTCCGCGCGAGAACCGCTACAAGGAAAACCCGCTGTTCAATGACGGCGATATTTTGTACGACGGGATAATCGTCCGCCAAGTGCCGGAGATGCTGACCCGACGTCCAGTCTACTTTGCCACGGCCGGCGCTGGCGGCATTGCGGTCAATATTGCCGCGCTGTGTGGACAATCGGCGGTAGCCCAGTTCTACGGGCAGTTGCCGCGCCCGACCCAACTCGATCAGACCGACTATGGCTTCAACCGTGGCGTCGGCATCGAGATGGCCTACGGCATCGGCAAGGTTGCCAAGAACACCTCGGCTCTGCTGAAGGACTGGGGCGTGTTCACCGGCTTCTTTGCCAGTGTCAGCGACACGTGATCTGAGTTAATACTGAACCGGTGGGCGGTGTCGGGCCTTAACCCGTATTACCAGCGGCTGCCCCCAGCAGCACTCGGCGCCGCCCATCACTCGAAGGAGACACCATGACGAAGATCATGTGGATCGGTTTCAAAAATGCCGACGATCCGCCCTTCATTGCCTGGAATGGGATCACTTTTCCGCTCAATGTCGCGGTCGAGGTTACCGACGAACACATGATCCGCAAGGCGAGAGGCAACCAGTATTTTTCCGTAGAGGAGGCAAAGCATGAAACCGAAACGAAAATCGAAGAGCAAGCCAAGATCGAAACGCAAGTCGAGCCCGCCGAGGAAACGGATCACAGCAAAGCCGAAAAAAACAGCGGCTACTCGCCGGTCAAGAAAAAGAGCAGAAAAAGAAAAACCAAGCCAGCAGCAATTGCAGGCGGAATTCCCGCCGCAGACGCATGACCAGGTGATCTTGCCGCATGGCAACTAGAACCCGGCGCGAACTCGTCACTGCGGCGCTCGCCAACCTTGGCATTTTGGCGGCCGGGCAACAGCCAGACGCTGAGGACTTCGAGGCGGTGGACGATCATTTTGAGCCGCTGATCGCATGGCTCGAGGCGGCGCAGATCATCGATATGGATAACACCATCGATGCTATCCCCGATGAATGGTTCAGCCCGCTGACGACGCTATTGGCTGATGATGCGGCATTGGAGTTCGGACTTCCGGGTGTTCCGGCGCCGCCCAATTCGCCGTCACCTGTGGCTGTGGCGATCGATCAGTTGCGGCTCGCGACATACGCGCGGCCGACGTATGAGACGCAGAAAACGGAGTACTTCTGATGGCTGACTATGGTGGCTTAGGCGGTGGCAACTCGCTGCGCGATGCGCTCAATGCGCTCTCACCAATGAGAGGCATGGGCGAGTACGGCGCCGGCTATCCGCCGCAGATGTTCCCGCCGCAGACAGGCGCACCGCAGCCCTCGGGGCCAGTGCCGATGCCACCACCTAGACCACAGATGCCA